AAACTAATGCAATTAATAATACAAATGTACTTATTTTCATTAATGTATACTCCTAGGTTTATTAATTTCTTCTTGAAAATCTTCTTCAAAGTCTGATACCACTTTATTGTATTCAGCAAGTAATGTATCAAGATAGTCTAATAAATCTGTTCTGACTTTTCTAGACATTTTATCATCAGTAGTTATTATTTCAACACTCGCCTTAATTAAAAGTACTTCTTCTATAAATTTTAGTGCTTCATGTGGTCCCATTTATCATCTCCTTTACTTCTTCTAAATTTTTATATGCAAGAATATTTTCTGACATACTATTAATAGATTCTTTTATTAAATCTCTATATTCATGTTTTAATTGAAATATTGTAGATAGTGATATGACTTCTACATCAATAAAAAAAGCTGCCGTATCTTTATCAACTGTTAATGTTCTTTCATGTTCTATTCTAAAGTATAAATCATTTAGACTTTTAAACTCTGGTTTTTTATGTCTAGGGTGATTACTTAATTTTTTTAAAGGTGATATTCCCCATACATGTCTGTGAAATGATTTACCACTTGTCATAGAACGCCATATACCATCACTTGCCTTTAATAACATTTCATTATCTGCAACAGGTTGATGAACTTCTTCAAGTGTCTTACCTTGTACTGTTCTAGGATTCCATGAACTTGCCATTGCAACAAAAGCTGCCTCAACTTTACCTTTGTACATAATAATAACATCATCAGGTATTTCTAAACCCATTTCTATAATATCATTAAAAGGTTCTATGTTCATTACCTCAGAAGTTTTTTTAACTAACTTCAAGTTTTCAGCAGTTTCAGATTCAAATGACATATCACCCATTAGAGTATTATACTCAATAAGTCTTTCCTCAAAATCATCTTGAAGATATTCTTTAAACTCTACAAAGTCAATAGGTGTAAATCTAGGACTTGTTGTGTATGGTGTTTGTACTATTTCTTTTATATTCATAATTAATGTGTCCATTATACAGGACATTCAACTCATTGTCAAGCACTTTTTTAAGTTTTTTTAGGGTCAATAAAATCATCATTCCATCCAAAAGCGTCCTTCACAACTGAAGGAGTTAGTCCTTTGTAGACATTATGCAACTTCTTATCTTTTGCATGACACATTAATAGTGCCTCATCTTTATGAAGGCCTTCTAGTATTTGAATGAATAGAGTTTCTTTTCTTGTTTTAGATAATGTATTATCACCACCAGTTACAAAGTGCCATAGTTTATTAGATTCAGATTCTAATATAGTATGTTCTGTACCTGCTGGTGCCTCATTCTCCATGTAAGGAGGTTGTCCTGTAGGTAAATCCCATTGTATTTTTGGGTCAAATGCACCTTTTAAGATTCTTCTTAAACCAGGTGAATCATTTTCTTTTAAGATTTCTACTTTTTTTGATTTTACTTTTGCATTGTTTATTTTAGTAAATATCTCACTAAATAACAATTTGCCTGTACCACCTGTCGCTAATGTTTGCATAGCTTCTGGCGACATCAGATTTGGGTTTCTTTCTGCCATAATATTTTCCTCATGTTAAAAGTCATTTATGTTACTCATTAAATTTTTCAATTTATGGTCTATAAAGTATTGTAATAGTTTTGAACTATCGGGTACTTTATATGACCTGTAAGTATTTATAATGTTTTCCTGTATCGCTATAGGAATCTCCTCTAAATCAATCAACTTCTTATTTCGTTGATAATTTAATCTTGTTATACTACCAAGTGGTATGTTATCTAATTCTGCCCACTCTTGTAATCTCTTTTTATGTATTGGTTGTTGTTTCTCACCTGTTACAAAAACATTATCATCAGATAGTATATTAGGTACGCCATCAGAACGGTCACCTTTTATAATTTGTTCATGTAAATATTTTTTGGGGTCTTCATCTTTAATAAATTTTTTTTGAATCGGACTAAATTGATTTACTTCTTCATATTTATGTAACTGTATAAAATCTTTATCACCTGATACTATCATTACTTTTTCTTTATTGTTATGTGCTTCTCTGCATAGTATCGCAATGATATCATCTGCCTCAGAATTATCTACTGATAAAACCATGTAAGGAAAGTTTTCTGCAATCTCTTGTTTTACAACCGTAATAATATCAAAAAGGTCATCCCATTTATCTGAGGATTCCTGTGTCTCTAATCTAACTTGTTTTCTTTGATACTTATAGTTAGGAAAGTAATCTCTCCTCCAAGGGTTTGCCGAATCAGCACATAAGATTTGTGTGCCGTATTTTTCTTTAAACTTTAAATTATATCCTCGAATACTATTCAGCACCATATGTCTAAACATATCTATATTGGGTGCCTTCTGTCCTCTTGTCTGTGCCATATAGTTAGATATAAGCACTTGGTTTAAATCAACTAAAATCATTTATCATCTTCCGGTTCTGGAAACTCAAAGTCTGGTTCAAAAACAATTTCTGTTTCATTATCATCCCCAAAGTCTAATTTATGTTGTGGTAAATCCTTCGGTTCTAAAACTTTACTATAATTAATTACAGGTTGTACTTCACCTTTTGCATTATGTTCAACAGTAATTATTTTATCAATTAAAGCTTGTGCAAGATGTTCTTTACCAAAATCTCGCATAATCATACCTCTTAAAACTTCTGTTATTAATGCTAAATCACCATAGAAATGTTCTTTATTTATATCACAACCTATATCTACTAAATGTCTGATTACATCTATTGCAACTTCATCAATAGTATGTTCAATCATTTCAGTTTCTTCTTTATGATAATTTGTTTCTTCTATCAAATTATTAATTTGTTCTTCAGAAATCTTGTTCTTTTTAGTTCCAGGAAACTGTATTATGTTGTCTTTATCTTTGGTCAACTTTTTCTCCTTTGAAATTAACTAGACCTTGGTCATCTAAGTATTCAACTAACTGATGATATCCTCCAATCAATTCTCCGTTAATTTTTATTTGTGGAATTGTTCTAACATCTTTACCTATGTCTTTCTTAAAACTTTCAACAGAATCAAAATTTTCAAATTTCTTTTCTGTATATTTTAATCCAAGGTTATCTAACATAACCTTGGACTTAGAACAATAGGTACATCTATCTTTACTGTACAGTACTATTCTCATTTTCTATTTCCTCATTGGATGACATCATATCATCCCATATTGTATTTGCTTGACTATCTCTAGACTGATAAGCATCCACAGCCTGTTCTACTGTGTAGTTATACATCTTATTTAACTCACCCATAGGTAGTCTTAATCCAACATATGCACGATAATTACCATCTTTAGTAATCACCACATCTTGTTTAAAGACTTCATACCCACGAACAGGAGTATTTTCGATAGAATTGACAATGGCACTTTCAACTTCTGTAACTACTTCTTTACTTTGAGTTTTACCAACTTCAGTAATGAACTGTTTACTTTGTTTATTCATGGTACCTTTTATCATATCAGCAATTTCAGATTTTGCAACCATCTTTGCCTTCTCAATCGCAAGGTTTAAATCAGGCGATACTGAAGTACCTGCCCCAAATATACACATACCTTCATGAGTTTCATCACCACACATTTTCATGTTTGTATAATCTGCCATAAACCAACCAGGTACTTGTGTAACAACATCACCACTTTCACTTTTTAAAGCGTACATTGGATTGTTTGTTGTTGTACATGCACCTAATGTTAGTGCTAAGGCAACTATCATTATGTTTTTCATTATATTACTCCTATCACTCTGTCAATAACACTATTTATACTACTACTAAGATGTATCACAACCTCTTCAATTGTAACATCAGTCATAGTTATAATGATAAATGCCAAAGTAAATATTATCACATTTTTTATCATTGGACCTCCCAATCGCCAGATTTTGTAAGACATGCTTTTCCTGGCGTGTTAAAAGCATGATTCGGTCTATCGTAATATCTGCAATAACTTGGTGCATTTGTATCACGATAATAAAATTCTGAAAACAATTCCCAATAACCTGGCTCATCAAAGTTTTTTCTGCCGTCTGCACAGATTAACTTTTCTTCTTTTGTAACCACATCATCTTTAATTGTTGTTGTAATCTTTGTAAAACAATATTGTTGTTTAATTGGTTTTACTTTAGGGTGAAATTCTTCATCTGCATTTGCAACATGTGTTGTATAGCACATTAATGTTACGAACATTAAAAAAGCTATTACAACTTCAATATCTATTTTCATCTACTCACCCACTCTCCTGTGTAAGGATTTTTATATGGTTTTTCTAACCATCTACCATCTGGCATTTGACATGCCGTCCCAAATTCTGTTCTTCTGTCTATGTTACCCATACCTATAACAGGCCAAGGATTTGTTATATCAACTGTTACATCATAATCAACACATTTAAAAGGTCCTTGATAGTATAGACTTGTTGTTTTTATTATACCACTATTACCTGTCTTTCTGTTGTGCCAATTTGTATATGATGAACCACTTGTTGCAACATTCATATGGTCTACAAAAGTACCATAATGAACATCATAGTCTGATTGATACATCATGTCAGCGCCTGCAATTGCACCACCTAAAGTACACATTGCAATTACATATGGATTATCAATTCCTACTGATACACATGCAACTGTCGTTGTTGTTGCACCCAGACCGGCACCGATATGTGACCGTGTTGCCAAACATCCTTGTAAGGACAACCCAATCAATATGATAGCGAATGTTCTAAGCATTCTTTTTTGCTGGATACCTATTATATTTTCCTTTATCATTTGCTATCTCTCTACATAACTGTTGTATGTCTTTAATCATAATGTCAATGTCATTATCTGATTCTCTTTCAGTAACATCATCTTTATGACCATATTTTGCTATTCGTAATTGTTCTGACTTTTCATAAATTACTCGTACTTTATCGCACATTGAACTTATTTTGTGATACATTAGAATTGCCTCCAACTTGTAACTGATTATCATATGGGGTAGGTGCCCCGAAGGGCACCATTCTCACATTAAGAACTGTAAGCGTAACTTGTGCCATAAAGTTTTTGTATACCAGCTGCCACGATAGCTTTAGATGGTGTACCCATACGATATGAAGTGTTGTTACCGTTAGTACCTGTGTTTTCATTGACATAAATCATATGTCCTTCTGAGCGTAATGTATCAATCATTGCTCTAGGTGATGTTAAGTCAAATCTACTTCTTAGGGTTCTCCAGAATACTGGTTGTCCTTTAGATAGTAAGTTTAGTACTTTTTCTTTTTTGCTTAGTCTAGCTCTTGCCATTATATTTTCCTCTTTGTTGTTATATAAGTGTGTTTTAAGTCCACATGACTATTACATTTATAGTAATTAGTGTTATTATACGGTATTTCAAAGCGTTTGTCAAGCTTTATTTTCATTATTTTCTGAACTCATTAATAGTACAATATAATGTATTGCCTTTAGTAAGTCTTTTCGGTTTTTACCGTCCTTCTTACCATATCTGCAAAGATACTTAATCGCATTTGCCTGGCAGAAATCTTTATCTATATCTAAATGTCGCAACATATCTTGAACTTGCATACCATCTTCTGTGGTACTGTAATGTTGTTTATAGGTACCTTGAATATAGGCACCTATCTCTTGTAGAATTTGTTCTTCATTATACTTCATTCATTTCTCCTACGATTCTAGATACATCATCTTCCTTAACATTAGGAACTTCTACTGATACATCTTCAATCATTTCTTCTGTTGATTTACCTTTACTTGTCTTAGTAATCTTCCTCATAGTATATTCTCTCATGGTCATACCATAGTTTTTCATAGTAATATAATCTTTAGGTGAACTTGATGAATATGATTCATACAGTCCTTTAAAGTTAAATAGTTTTTCACCGTCTGCATTTACTAGATTCTCATACAACTCGGGCAATTCTTGTTCTTGTTGCATATGTTGTAGGCAGAACTCT